GTGCTCCCGTCAAACCGCGCCCGCGCCTCGACGCGACGGTGGTCGCCCGCGTCTCGACCAAACAATTCGACGCCACCTATGCCCACGCCCGGGCCGACCGCGTGACGATGGGCGCGTGGATTCGGCGCGCGCTGCAGGCGGCGATCGAGGGTCGGCCGCCGTACAACAAAGCTTGACGCAAACAGGCGGCTCGTCCGCTACTAGTCGCGCATGGTCGATCGCGCGTATGCGCTGTTTGTCGTCAAAGGGCTCGACCTCGAGCGGCGCACGTTTGCCGGCCTGGCCACGACACCGGAGCTCGACCGCCAGGGCCAGCGCGTCGATCCGGCGGGCGTCTCGTTTCGCAATCCCCTCCCGCTCCTGTTCCATCACGACCAGCAGCGCCCCATCGGGCGCGTGACGCTCTTCCCGGCGACCGCGGCCGGGATTGCCTTTGAAGCGTCCATGCCGGTCTTGACGGATCCGGGCCCGCTGAAGGATCGGATTGATGAAGCCTGGCAGTCCATCAAAGCCGGGCTGATTACGGGCGTCTCGATTGGCCTGCGGGTCCTGAAAACCGCGGACCGCGCGACCCACGGGGTGCTCGACATCCTGCAGAGCGAAATCCTCGAGCTGAGTTTGGTGACGATTCCCGCGAACGTGCAGGCGTCGATCCTCAGCGTCAAATCCCTGGCCGCGTCTGGCCCTCACTCGTCCGGCGTCACGGACACGACCCAGTACGACCGGGCAAAGGCCCGGATCCCCATGACCACGATTGCCGAACAGATCCAGACGTTCGAAGCCAGCCGCGCCGCGAAGGCCGCGCGCATGGTCGCGCTTATGACGACCGCGAGCGAGGCTGGCGTGACCCTCGACGCCAGCCAGGCGGACGAATACGAAAGCCTCAGCCGTGAGGTGAAGAGCACCGACGACCACCTGACGCGGTTCCGCGAGCTCGAAAAGCTCCAGGTGACGACCGCGACGGCGATCCCGACCACGATGGCGAATCCGCAGGACGTGCGCACGTTCGCGACGAGCCGGAATCCCGTCGTCTCGGTCAAGCCGAACGTCCGGCCGGGGACGGCGTTTATCCGCTACTGCCAGGCGAAGGCGTACGGCCACGGCGACAGCATGCGATCGATCGAATTCGCGAAGCAGTGGCACGACTCGACGCCGGAAGTGGAGCTCGTGCTCAAGGCGGCCGTCGCCCCAGGGACGATCAACGACGCGACCTGGGCGGGCCCCCTGGTGCAGCTCCAGCCGCTGGCGAGCGAGTTCCTCGCCATGTTGCGGCCGGCGACCGTGATCGGCAACATCCCGAACCTCCACAAAGTGCCGTTCAACATTTCCGTGCCGTCGCAGACCGGCGGGGGCACGTACCAGTGGGTCGGGCAGGGCGCGCCGAAGCCGGTGTGCAAACTGGCCTTCGCGACCTTGACGCTCGGGATCACGAAGTGCGCCGGGATCATCGCGATCACCGAAGAGCTCGCGAAAATCTCGTCCCCCTCCGCCGAGGACGTGATTCGCGCCGACATGATCGCGGGCATCGCGGCATTCCTGGACGTCGAGTTCACGGATCCCGCGAAGGCGCCCGTGGCCAACGTCTCGCCGGGCTCGATCACCAACGGCGTGACGCCGATCACCAGCGCGGGCACGTCGCCGGCGAATGGCCGGACGGACATCGGGGCGCTGCTGGCCGCGCTGACGACCGCGGGGCTCTCCGCGAAGGGGGCCGTGCTGTTGATGTCGGAAACCAACGCCTCCGCCCTGGGCGGCGGGCTGAATCCGCTCGGGCAGCCGCTCTTCCCGAGTCTGACGGTCGCCGGCGGCGAGGCCCGCGGCGTGACCGTCGTGACGAGCCAGGCGCTCGGCGCGAACGTGATCGCGCTCGCGCCGGACAGTGTCTTTCTGGCCGATGACGGCGGCGTCAACATTGACGTCAGCCGCGAAGCATCCGTCCAGATGGATTCAGCGCCCGACAATCCCGCGCTGGCGACGACGGTGTTTACGTCGTTCTGGCAGGCGAACTTGGTCGGCTTGCGTGCGGAGCGGTTTATTAACTGGAAGAAAGCGCGCACGGGCTGCGTCCAGTACACCGTCCAGACCTACGTCGCCAGCTAAGAGCATGACCACCCATGACGATGCGCCGGCGCCGGACGCGCCGGCGCTGGTGACCGTCGAAGTGCTTGAACCGCATACGTACGCCGATGTCTTGCGCGAGGTGGGCACGACGTACGAAGTAGAGGAGCAGTACCTCGAATTCCTCGAGCTCAGCGCGAAGTGGGTACGCCGAGTCGAGAACACCCCCAAACGCCGCCGCGGGAAATAATGGAATTTCTCGGGCTCACGATTGCGCGGACACGGACGCTCCGCGAGACGCTCAGCCCGGTGCCCTCCGGGGCGGCGTCTCGCGGGAGCGGCGGCTGGATTCCCACGGTCCGGGAACCCTACACCGGCGCCTGGCAGCAGAACGTCCAGATCAGCGCCGAGACGGCGCTCAGTTACTACGCCGTCTTTGCCTGCGTCACGCTCATCAGTTCCGACATCGGGAAGCTCCGGCTCCGCCTGGTGAGCCAGGACGAGGACGGCATCTGGACCGAGACGACCAACCCGGCCTATTCGCCCGTCCTCCGAAAGCCGAACCGCTACCAGACGACCGGGAAGTTTATCGAGCAGTGGATGACGTCCAAACTCGTCCACGGCAACACGTTTGTCTTGAAGGAACGCGACCAGCGCGGCGTCGTGAAGGCGCTCTACATCCTCGACCCGACCCGCGTCACGCCGCTCATCGCGACCGACGGCAGCATTTACTATCAGCTCAACAAAGACGATCTCACGGGCCTCGGCCTCGAGGTCACGGTCCCGGCCAGCGAAATCATTCACGACCTGATGGTCGCGCTCTTCCATCCGCTGGTCGGCGTGACGCCGCTCTATGCGTGCGGGATTTCCGCGCAACAGGGGCTGACGATTCAGTCCAGCTCGAACCTGTTTTTCGCGACGGGCTCGCGCCCGGGCGGGACCTTGATCGCGCCGGGCGCCATCAGCGACGAGAACGCGTCGCGCCTCAAGGCGTACTGGGAAACCAACTTCAGCGGGCAAAACGTCGGCAAGGTCGCCGTCCTGGGCGACGGGCTGAAGTACGAACCGATGACGATCTCGGCCGTGGACGCGCAGCTCATCGACCAATTGAAGTGGACAGCCGAGACCATCTGTTCCGCGTATCACGTCCCGCCCTACATGGTCCAAATTGGGCCGCCGCCGCCGTATGCGAACGTCGAGCCCCTGGTCCAGCAGTACTACTCGCAGTGTCTGCAGAGTTTGATCACGGCCCTCGAGGTGTCGCTCGACGAGGGGCTCGAGCTGATCACGCCGTACGGCACTGAGTTTGATATCGACGATTTGATTTGGATGGATACGGGGACGCGCACGAAGGCGGCGCATGACGCCATCAGCGCCGGCGCGTTGTCGCCGAACGAAGCACGAAAGAAGTACTTTGCGGTCGGCCCGGTCCCCGGGGGCGACTCGCCCTATCTCCAACAGCAGTACTACTCGCTCGAGGCCCTGGCGGCCCGGGATGCCGGGGCGGTGACGCCGCCGCCGCCGGCCCCCGCGCCCCCGCCGCCGGATCAAATGCTCGCGACGTTGCAGGCCATTCGGACGGCCGCCCTGCGAGAGGGGATCTATGTCGCCTGACGAGCTCGCCGAAATTGTCGTGACGACGATCAAGGCCGCCCTCGCGCCCGTCCGTGCTGATCTGGCCCGTCTCGAAGGCGTCGTATCGGCGCTCGAGGCGCGGCCGCTCGTCCCTGGCCCTCCGGGCCGCGATGGCCGGGACGGGGCGGCTGGCGCGGCCGGGACGGACGGCGCGGACGGGCTCGGGTTTGACGACCTGACGGCCAGCTTCGACGGCGATCGGACGCTGGCGCTCACGTTCACCAAGGGCGCCCAGGTCAAGCACTTTCCGATCGTGCTCGCGGGCCTCCCGGTCCATCGGGGGACCTACACGGCCGGCACGGCGTACGGGGCAGGCGATCTGGTGACGTGGGGCGGCTCGACGTGGATCTGCCGGATGCCGACGGGCGCGAAGCCGGGCGAGTCGCCCGCCTGGGCGCTCATCGTGAAGCGCGGCCGCGACGGGCGCGACGGGAAGGCGTGATGGCCGGGCTGATCGATCTCGCCGTCGCCAAGACGCATTTGCGGATCACCGACAGCGCGCACGACGCGGATGTGCAGTTGAAACTCGACCAGGCCGAAGCAGCGGTGCTCGATTATCTGAAGCCGGCGCGGACCGGCGAGGCGCGGACGGACTGGCCGTGGGACACCACCACGCTGCCGCCGCCGGTCCAGGCGGCCATGCTGGTGCTCCTGCGGTACCTGTACGACGCGGAGCGCGGCGATGAACCCTCCGCGACGAATCCGTCGACCGTCTGGCTGGTCATCAATAACCTCGTCATTCGCTATCGGGATCAGGCGATCGCATGACGACTCCGATCGGGCAATTTCGGCACGTCGTCACCCTGCTCGTGCCCGGGGTACCGGCGACGCCGGACCCGGACGGCGGGTGGGGCGGCGACCCGTGGGTCCCGCTGAGCCCGTCGACCTGGCACTGCAGTATTGAGGCGGCGAGCGCGCGGGATTTGCAGCGCCTGAGCGGCGGGACGATCTCGTCGACGGCGACGCACCTGGTCCGCGGGCGGTATCACCCGCAGCTCTCCGCGCAGGCGCGGATCCAGTTTGGCGCGCGGCTATTCGACGTGCAGAGCGTCCACGATCTCGAGCAACGGCAGATCGAGGTCGAATGTATCTGCGCGGAGGTCACGACGACGGCCGGAGGGCCGACTGTATGAGCGATGAACAAGAGGTCACGGTGACGTCGCTGCGCCCGCATACGTACGACGGGATCGCCCGTCCCCCTGGGACGCAATATCAGGCCCGCGCGGCCGACGTGGCGACCCTGAAGAATCAATGCATGGCGATTGAGAGTGCGGTCCTGGTGATCGAGCCGCCGCCCGCCCCGTGAGGGGGCGACCATGCCGGCGACTTTGCGGATTGACGGGCTCGACGCGGAGCTCGACGCCTTGACGGCGCTCCCGGTAACGCTGCGCGACCAGGCGGCGCCGCTTGTCCGGTCCGCGGCCGACGAGGCCGAAGCAACGATTCGCGCGGCGTACCCCGTGGTCTCGGGCGAGCTCCGCGACAGCCTCCACCAGGAGACGATCGAGACGCCGGCCGGGATCAAAGTCCGGCTCATTAACGATGCGCCGCAGGCGATCTGGTACGAGTACGGGACGGTGTATCGCCATACCTCCCTCGGGTACGCCCGCGGTCGGATGCCGGCGGCGAAGGTGTTCGTGCCGACCGTGATGCGCGACCGGCGCGCGCTCGTCGACGATCTGATCCCGGTCGTCGAGGCGGAAGGGCTCAAGGTCCGTGGCCAGTGATGCGGGCGCGGTCGATGCGGCGGTGATGGCGGTGCTGCGGGCCGATAGCGCGTTGATGGCGCGGTGTCCCGACGGGGTCTTTTACGCCGTGGCCCGGCCGGGCGCTGCGGCGTGTGTGATCGTCGATCGGTTCGATCACGTCGTGAACGCGAACCTGTTCGGGCCCGGCGGGGACGAGACCTTCACGTATGTCGTGACGGCCGTGCTCCCGGACACGGACGCGACCGTGGCGCGCGAGGCGGCGCTCCGGATCCGCACGGTCCTCGATGGCAACGAGACGTTGACGATTGCCGGGTACGCCTTGCAACGGCCCGTCCGCGAGGAGCAGAGTCTCCGCTGGCCGGAACCGAACCCGGGCAACGTCGATCAATTCGTGCAGCACTGGGGCGGCCACTATTCGCTCGACGTTCAACGACTGAGTTAACCCATCCACGCGAGGAGTACGCGATGCGCTATCACGGTAAAAATGGCTCGGTCAAGATCGCCGGCTCCGTCGTCCTGTCGCTCAACAGCTGGACGTACGACGCCGCGACGGACAAGAGCGATGTGACCTGTTTCGGGGATACCAACAAGCAGTACGTCGTGGGCCTGCCTGACGTAAAGGGCAGCCTGGCCGGCGTGTTTGATGATGGGGAGCCCGATCTGTTCCTCTCGGCGGAAAGCGGCGCGCCGGTGCTGCTCGATCTCGTCCCGGTCGCGTCCGTGACGGGCAAGCACTGGACCGGCCAGGCGTACGTCGACGCGAGCATCAGCTGCCCGGCCAACGGGCCGATCACGGTCTCGGGCGACTGGGTCGCCGCCGGGCCGTGGACGCGCACCTGGACGGTGATTGCGGCGACCGGCGCGACCGCCGGGGCGCCCGGCACGTTCACGCCCGCGGGCGCCGATGCGCCGGCGAACCTGGCGGCGATGACCGGCATCACGGCGAGCCCCAACACGGCCTGGACGACCGGGCAGTATGTGAACCTCGCGGATCAGAGTAAAGCGAACTGGAGCGGGACGGCCTGGGCCGCAGGGCCGCATGCATGAACACGCTCCGGCTGCAGGGCCACGGGGCCCAGATTCTCTGGGGCTACCAGCTCGCCGTCAGCGTGAGTGACTGGACGTTGCAGACGCAGGCGCCGACGCCGGACGGGCCCCCGCCGGCGCCCTGGGTGTTCGAGGGCACCGTGGTGACCTCCGCGATCATCGCGGCCCGGCAACGGCCGCTCACGCTGGTCATCCCGCGCCAGTCGGGCACCTGGCGCTGGCCCGTGCGGGACCTGACGCTCACGAATAGTCACGTCGTGGCCCAGCTCGGGCCGAAGGAGATCGAACCGTATGTCGCGTTTCGTGCGGCCGGAAACCGTCAAGCTGGATCTGAGCGCGGGTGATTGGGTCCTCGTCAAGAAACGCCTGACCGCCGGCGAGCAGCGCCATGCCTTCGCGCGCATCGTCAAGCGGATGGAGCTCGGCGAGAAAACCCAGATCGACCCGGAAGCGACCGGCCTGGCCTCGATGGTCGCGTACCTGCTCGACTGGTCGCTCTGTGATGACACGGGCGCCGGCGTGCCGATTCGGGATCAGCCGGCGTCGCTGGTGGAAGCCGCGCTGCTGGCGCTCGACCCGGAGAGCTTCCGCGAGATTCACGACGCCATCCAGACCCACGCCGATCGGGAGCGGGCGCTGCTCGAGGACGAAAAAAAAAGGACGGCTGGCGGGACGGCATCGTCTCCGATCTCCACGTCTGCCGGATGATGGGCTGGACCTACGACGAGCTGCTGGCCCTCCCGCATGAGGTCTACGCCGTCCTGATCGAGACGCTCAACGACGAGACGCGCCGCCGCGACCGGGACCGCTGACCCATGGCCCTCACTGGCACCTTCGACGCCGACTTCTCCGCCTTCTACGACGCCGTCGATCTCGCGAAGT